CAGTTGGAACACCATTTCTTAAAGTTTATAGACAACTCAACGTGACTGTTTAATGATATAATGGAGAGATAATGGCTAAAGTACCGCTACCAGAACGAGGACAACCTCTAGATTTAACATACATCTATCAATTAGTTGATACTGTTAATGATCTGTCTACACAAGTTTCATCAGCAACGTATAACTATACTACTGTTGATACTATTTCTGCAGGAAAACAAAGCATAAAAACATCTGAAGCAAGAGTTATTGGCGGGTATGTAGAAGTTGCAAACAACTCTACTGTAAGTGCTGGCAATGAAAAAACATTTTCATATGATTTTCCATCAGATTTTAAGTATGCTCCAATAGCTTCTGCTACTGCTGTTAATATTGGTAATACTCCAGCTGGACAAAATGTTAATGTTATTTTAAAAAGTGTTACTACTTCAAGAGTAGAAGGCGTAGTTAGATTTGGTGCATCTGGAGATTTATCTTTGGCAGTTCACTTGATCGTTATTGGTATTCCAAACTAAAGGGGACTGGGTAAATGCATTGTACTAGGTGCAATGGCAGAATGTTTGTTGATAGACAATATTCTAGCCATATACATATTGAAACTTATTGTGTTTGTTGTGGGAATAGAAAATTTTTTCATCCACCTTCAGACACCAAGGAGGGTAGATGGATTTTAAGCCAAGAAACATTGAGGGCAAAGAATACAATAGTCAGCCTATAATAAATGGCAATAAAAAGATTTGGTTTCTTAACGGAGACTTAGTTAGACTGCATCATAGTTCTAGATCTACTGGAATGGTCTCTGTTTATAATATTACTAAAGATAGAGTTGAAACTTGTTTTCGTACTGACTTTAGAAAAAATAGACAAAAAGCTTACACTGTATCAGAAACTGCACGACTTGTCAATAGACACAGAAAATATTTTCCAGCACTAATTAAACGAGGAGTCATTCCTCCACCAATGGGTGCACAATTAAACGGGGTACGAAAATGGCAAGTAAGAGCATACTACTCTGAGTCGCAATTAAAAGATATACGTGCTACACTTGCTACTATACATATAGGAAGACCAAGAAGAGATAACTTAATAACTAATAATTTGACTCCTACAAGTCAAGAATTGACACGAAGAACTGGAACTGGTATACTGGTTTATACTAAGACAGAAGATGGTAGGTATATTCCTATCTGGTCAGAAAACATAAATTAAATGGGGGAAACAATGGAAGAAGTTACAGAAAACACAATTGAAAGACAAAACACAAAGGTATCTGCAACACTTGGATACACTCTTAATCTAGGCAATTTTCAATCACTAAGAGTTGATCTTGGCGTTGTTGACTACACTCGTGATGGTGAAACTACCAATGAGGCAATGGATCGTATTTATGCTTTTGTTGAAAACAAAGTAATTGAAAAAGTAAACGAAGCAAAAGCTGAGATCGTAGCCGAGTAAGGTGGCTGATCGCAAAGACCGAATGGCTTTGCTCAGTCGCTACAACAAACTTTACTTGGAGAGATATGAGAAAAAGTCTAATATTAATTTAAACGTTGAGCAATGGGCATCTGATGCTCTTGTTGAATCATACGGACTTCCTTCTTGCTATGATCTATTAGATTATTATTTTAGCATTGCACAAGATGCAACATGGAATTTCTTTGCATACAATGCAGAAAAAATTTTAAATGGGAAACTTGATAAAGAAGAAGATGACAAAGAACGAGCAGAGCGTAGGGCTAAAGCAAAGGAGTGGTTAAGTGAATAATACAGAAGAAAAACTAATCACTGCGGTTTTAACAGACAAGCAAGTTCATGTTCTTTTACAAGCAAACGTTGATAACCTTCTTAGAACACATAATGATGTTTGGCAATTTATCAGAAACTATTCTGAAACAAATGCAACAGTTCCTCCAACATCTCTTGTTGTAGAAAAGTTTAGAGACTTTGCCCCAGTAGAAAATGTTGGATCAACAAAGCATCATTTAGGTGAGTTGCAAGTTGAATATCTAAACGACAGTCTAAAAGATATTATTCGTAATGCAGCATCTGAAATTCAACAGGGTGATGGACCAAAAGCATTAGAGCAGATTATTACTAAAACATCAGAGTTAAAGAAAAATACTTCTGCTATTCGTGATATTGATGCAACAGATATTGATTCTGCTATTGCTTACTTTGAAAATGTAAAAAAGCAGCAGGCACTTGGTCATATTGGAATTAAAACTGGCTTGCCAGGATTTGACAACTATCTACCTTCTGGAATTATGCCTGGTCAACTAGGAGTCTTTCTTGCCTATCCAGGTATTGGAAAGTCATGGCTGGCCTTGTACTTTGCTGTACAGGCTTGGAAACAAGGTAAAACACCAATGATCATCAGTCTTGAAATGTCTGAAACAGAAGTAAGAAATCGTGCATTTACTATTATGGGTGAAGGCTTGTGGTCACACAGAAAGCTATCTAATGGTGATGTGGAGATGGACATGCTTAAAAAGTGGCATGAAAATAAACTACAAGGAAAGCCTCCATTTCATATTATTTCAAATGATCAAGGTGGAGAAATAACTCCTTCAGTTATTCGTGGAAAGATTGATCAGTATAAACCAGACTTTGTTATTGTTGATTATCTACAACTCATGAGTCCAAATCAGAAGTCAGATAATGAAACGGTAAGAATGAAAAATCTTTCTCGTGAATTAAAGCTTATGGCTATTAGTGAAGAAGTACCTATTATGGCTATCTCTTCTGCCACACCTGATGATGCTAAGAATCTTTCTTCAGTTCCTACGCTTGGTCAAACATCATGGTCTAGACAAATTGCTTATGATGCTGACTGGGTATTAGCACTTGGTCGTGAGACAAACAGCGATATTATTGAGTGTGCATTTAGAAAGAATCGTAATGGATATATGGGAGATTTCTTAGTTCAGTGTGATTTTGATAAAGGTTACTATCGTTACAAAGACTTTGAAGATAAAAATGTCTAAAGAATTATACACAACTCAACAGATAAACAGAGTTTTAATTGGCTCTGGAATTGACATTGAGGCAGAGTATGGAACAGATTATATTATTTTTTGTCCATATCATAACAACAATAGAACGCCAGCAGGAGAAGTTTCAAAAGAATCTGGATTGTTTTTTTGCTTTGGTTGTCAAACAACTAGAAGTCTTGTTGAATTAATTATGCATATGACAGGAAGAACATATTTTGAAACAATTAGGTTTGTAAAAAGTAAAGAAACAGAAACAAACATTGAGTCAGTAATTAATAAAGCTTTACATCAAGCCCCAGACTTTGTTCAATATGATGAAGTTTTAATTAAAAGATTAAACAAACAGGCACTAGATTCTCCAAGAGCCATGAGTTACTTTGAAGGCAGAAGGCTTACTAGAGAATCTGTGGTAAAGTTTGATCTTGGCTATTCAGAAAAACAAGACTCAGTGGTTATTCCAATGCAATCACCAGACGGAATGTCTATTGGTTTTGTTGCAAGAACTATTGAAGGAAAAGAATTTAAGAATACACCAGGCCTTCCAAAAAGTAAAATATTATTTAATCTGCACAAGGTAAAAGCATCAAAGATAATCTATGTAGTAGAGTCTTCTTTTGATGTTATTAGATTAGATCAAGTAGGTTTCCCTGCGGTTGCTACCCTTGGGGCAAATGTTTCTTCAAGCCAGATTGAACTTTTGAAACGGTACTTCACAAACGTTGTACTGGTAGCAGATAATGATGATGCTGGTTTAATTATGTCTAACAGGCTTACTGAAAAAATGGGTAACTTAGTTACAATAATTAATCTAGATCAAAAATATAAAGACATAGGCGACATGACAGATGATCAAATTAAAAACCTTGAGTTTCAGTTTGACAATGTTATTGATTCTATGCTAAAATAAAAACTTATATAAGGAGAAACATGACTATAGTAAAAGGGCTTAAAAATATCAACGCATTAGTTGACAAGCCAAAATATGAAGGAACAGGAACAAAAGTTCGTTGGGTTAAGTTAGCAGACGGACAAGCAGCAAAGATTAGATTTGTTAATGAATTAGATTCTGATTCAGCAAATTACAATGAAGGACGTGGGCTAGCAATAGTATGCTCAGAGCACACTAATCCAAAAGACTATAAGCGCAAGGCAGCCTGTACTCAGGAATCTGAGGGGCGTTGTTTTGGTTGTGAGATGGCTCGCAAAGAACCTAAGTCTGGCTGGAGAGCACGTTTACGATTCTACACCAACGTCTTAGTAGACGATGGAACAGAAGATCCTTACGTTGCCGTTTGGTCACAAGGCATTAGCAAGCAATCTGCATTCAATATCATTCGTGAGTATGCTCTTGAAACAGGCAGCATCTCAAACTTGCAATGGAAATTAAAGCGTAATGGTCAGGGAACTGAAACCAATTACACACTTATTCCAAGCATTCCAGATTCAGAACCATTTAAATGGGAACTTAGTGAGTTCTTTAATCTAGAAAAAGTTGTTCGTGAAGTTCCCTATCCAGAGCAAGAAGCATTTTACTTTGGATTTGATACTCCTTCAGTTACCTCAACAAACATTGACTGGTAATTGGTCGGCACTCCTGAGCATGAGTCCAAACTACTCATCTTTCCACTCTCATATGGTATATATAATGTAGTCCCATGTTGTAAGTACTGTAACTTTGCGAAACACGACAGAACGGAAGAGGAATTTTTACTGTGGATAAAGAAAGTATCGGAGTACCAATTAACAACTATGTAGTTCTACATCTACACACGGATATGGGATCGTTGATGGACGGCGTAGCAACTCCGTTGGAGTATGTAGACAGAGCAGTTAAACTTGGAATGTCAGCAATAGCGTTGACTGACCATGGGAGCCTGTCTGCACACAGAGCTATGTACAGAGCGTGTAAAGAAGCGGGCATTAAACCAATACTTGGCGTAGAAGGCTATATGACTACAAAGATGTCAGACAAGAGAGCAAAGGCAGAACGTCTTGATCCTCTTGACTTAAATTTTCATCATATAGTTCTTCTCGCTAAGGATCAAACTGGATTAGAAAATCTTAATAAGATTAATGAAATTGCTTGGACAGATGGATTTTTTAGCAAGCCAAGGTTTGACTTTGAAACACTTGCTAAATATAAAGAAGGACTAATTGTAACCTCTGGTTGTCTTAGTGGTTGGATTGCAAAAGCAGTTGAGCTTGGTGAACTAGCAACTGCAAAACGACATATGCAATGGTTTAAAGATGAGTTTAATGATGATTACTATATTGAAGTGATGCCTCATAACTCTGCTGAAATTAATAAAGGTCTTATTGAACTTGCAGATGCAATGGATATTAAGATTGTTGTGACTCCAGACTGCCATCACTCTGATCCAAGTCAAAAAGAAATTCAAGAACTTATGCTTCTTCTTAATACACATGCTAAATTAGAAAAAGATGTTACATATGAAAAGTCTAAAAAGAAAGAATCTTTTATGGATAGACTTGATTATCTTTATGGCGCAGATAGAATTATGAGTTTTAATAAATTTGATATTCATTTGCTTTCATATGAAGAGATGAAAGATGCTATGTTAAAGCAAGGCATTGATCGTGAAGATATGTTTACATCAACAATAGAAATTGCTAATAAAATTAAAGACTATGATATTAAAGAAGGTCTTAACCTATTGCCAGTTCAATATCCAAAGCCAGGCGAAGAGTTAAAAAAGCTAGCACTTGAAGGATTAGAAGGGCGTGGACTTCAGGGTAAACAAGAATATATTGATCGTCTTGATGAAGAATTAACTATTATTAATGATAAGAACTTTGCCCCATATTTTCTTGTAGTTCGTAATATGCTTAACTGGGCAAAGAAAGAAGACATCATGGTTGGTCCAGGCCGTGGATCATCTGCTGGCTCTTTAGTATGCTACACACTTGGAATTACAGACATTGATCCAATTAAACATGGATTACTATTCTTTCGTTTTATTAATCCAGAACGTAATGACTTCCCTGATATTGATACAGATATTCAGGATTCAAGACGAGATGAAGTTAAAGATTATTTAGTTAGACAGTACAGACATGTTGCATCTATTGCCACGTTCTTACAGTTTAAAGATAAAGGTATTGTAAGAGACGTAGCACGTTGTCTAAGCATTCCTTTATTAGATGTTAATAAAGTTCTTAAAACAATTAATACTTGGGATGAATACTGTAGTTCTAGAAATGCTGCATGGTTTCGTGAGAAGTATCCAGAAGTAGAATTATATGGTGCTCAACTTCGTGGAAGAATTCGTGGTACAGGAATTCATGCTGCTGGTGTAGTTACCAGTAAAGATCCTATCTTTAAGTATGCTCCTATGGAAACTCGATCTGTAACTGGCAGTGAGTCTCGCATTCCTGTTGTTGCAGTAGATATGCAAGAAGCAGAAAACATTGGTCTTATTAAAATTGATGCTCTTGGTTTAAAAACTCTTAGTGTTCTAAAAGATACACTTGATATTATTCAAAAAAGAGATAAGAAAAAGATCAACCTTTTAGAGATTGATATGGATGATAAGAATGTTTATCAAATGCTTTCTGATGGATACACAAAAGGTGTTTTCCAGTGTGAAGCAGCACCGTATACAAATCTTCTTGTTAAGATGAATGTAAAAAACCTTTCTGAACTTGCAGCATCTAACGCTTTGGTTCGTCCAGGTGCGATGAATACTATTGGAAAAGATTATATTGCTCGTAAGCATGGTCGTCAAAATATTAGCTATACTCACAGCATATTAAAAGAGTTCACAGAGGACACTTATGGTTGTATTCTTTACCAGGAACAAGTTATGCAAACATGCGTACACCTTGGCGGTATGTCCATGTCGGAAGCAGATAAAGTACGTAAGATCATTGGAAAGAAAAAAGATGCTAAAGAATTTGATGAATTCAAAGATAGATTTATTAAAGGTGCTTCTAAATATATTGCACCAAACGATGCTTTGGATCTATGGCATGACTTTGAAGCTCATGCTGGCTACTCGTTTAACAAGTCTCACGCAGTGGCTTATTCTACGCTTTCGTACTGGACAGCGTGGCTAAAGTATCACTACCCATTAGAGTTTATGTTTGCTTTATTAAAAAATGAAAAGGATAAAGATGCAAGAACTGAATACCTTATTGAAGCAAAAAGAATGGGCATTAGTGTTAAGCTACCTCACATTAACGATTCGGATATGGATTTTAAGATTGAGGGTAAGGGTATTCGGTTTGGACTCAGTGCTATCAAGTTCATATCTGATAAAATTGCAGAAAGATATATTGCATCACGACCATTTAGTTCATACAAAGAAGTAGAAGAGTTTACTTTTACAAAGGGTAACGGAGTAAATAGCCGTGCATTAAATGCAATGAGAGCGGTAGGTGCATTAACATTTATAGATAATCCTACTAATCCAGATGAAGTAAAAGAACACCTATATGAGTATTTAAATCTACCTGAGTTTAATACTTCTATTCCACAACATTACTATGCATATTTAAATGATGTAGAAGAGTATGAAGAAAAGGGCGCTTTTATTCTTATGGGTATGATTAAATCTATCAAAAGGTCAAAAGGCTGGTCAAGAATTGAACTACTAGATAAGACTGGATCAGTTGGAATATTTGATGATGAAAATACACTTATTGAGGCTGGTCGTACTTATATTGTTCTTACTAGCGACAACAGGATTGTATCTGCAGTTCCAGTAGATGAAATAAAAGAGTCTAAAGATTCTTTAATAAAGTTTTTAAATTATAAAATGCTTCCATTTAAAGAAGGAGAATATTTTGTAGTATCTTTCAAGCCAAGAATTACTAAAACTGGCAAGAAGATGGCATCGCTTACGCTTGCAGATTCTGCTAGAGAGTTACATGCCGTTACTGTATTTCCAACTTCATTTGCAAAAGCATACATGCATATTGAATCTGGTAATGCATATAACTTTAAATTTGGTAAGACAAAAGATGGTACAGTAATTATGGATGATGTAAGTAATGTTTAACAAAAACAAGGGGTAAAAATATAATGGTAGTAACAATAGAAGATGTATTAGCTCAACTTAATCCAAAACTAAGAAAGACTGTAATGGCTGGAGATACAATTCCAGCAACAGAGTATGCAGCAACCCCTAGCTTTGGCTTAAACCGTGCTCTTAACGGAGGCCTTCCATATGGTAGACAAGTCCTTATCTGGGGCTCTAAGTCATCTGCAAAGTCCTCTCTGTGCCTGCAGATGATTGGGCTAGCACAAAAAGAAGGAAAGATCTGTGCATGGATTGATGCAGAAATGTCATACGATAAAGGGTGGGCTGAAAAGCTTGGGGTAGATACATCAAAACTTATTGTATCTCAATGCAGAACTATTAATGAAATGGTTGACATTGGAACTAACCTTATGAATGCTGGAGTAGATATGATTGTAGTAGATAGTATTACTTCTTTATTGCCAGCAATTTATTTTGAAAAGGATTCAGATGAACTTAAGCAACTTGAAAATACAAAACAAATTGGTGCAGAGTCTAGAGACTTTTCCAATGCATGGAAGATGATTAACTATGCAAATAATAAAGTTAAGCCAGCTCTTTTTGTGCTTATTAGTCAAAGCCGTAACAATATTTCTGCTATGTATACTAGCCAGCAGCCTACTGGTGGTCAGGCTACTAAGTTCTATTCTTCTAGCGTTATTAAATTGTTTTCATCAGAATCAGACAATCAAGCAATTAAAGGCAAGATTACTGTTGGAGATAAACTTATTGAAGAAAAAATTGGTAGAAAAGTAAGATGGGAACTACAGTTCTCTAAGACATCTCCTGGTTTTCAAAATGGAGAGTATGACTTTTACTTTAGAGGAGAAGATGTAGGCATTGATTCTGTGGGTGATCTAGTTGACACAGCAGAAATGGTTGGCCTTGTAACACGTACTGGTGCTTGGTATCAACTTGAAGATGGAACAAAAGTACAGGGTAGAGAAGGCTTTATTAACAGAGTAAAAGAAGATTTAGATCTACAGGAAAGTCTTAAGAAGAAACTATCAAATGGCTGATTTAAAATTTATGCCAGTTGTTGGTAAATTTATATGTCAAAAATGTAAAGAAAATACCATAGAGGCAAGATTTTGGAATGAATCTGGAGATGTTACATGGATGTGTTCTAAAAAACATATATCAAGAGTAGAACTTGATGCAAAGAAAAAAAAGAAAAAGGACTTTAATAATGAGTGAAAGAGGAGAAAGCAAGAGGCTAGGTGCTAAACAGCACAAGAACTCTGGCAGAAATACACACAAGGGTGATGCAACTTGGAGAAACTTTACTGTTGATTTTAAAGAATATCCAAAAGGTATTACAGTAAATAAAGATATCTGGGCTAAAGCAGTTACAGATGCACTTAGAAATGGCAACGATCCAGCACTTTTTCTTATACTTGGAGATGGTAACTCAAAAGTAAGGCTTGCAGTAATTGAAGTAGAAATGTTAGAACAGTTAACAGAGGGGTACGACAATGACACAGCAAAATGAATCAGGGCAAACAACTATTGATATGGTTAATGGGTTAGCAGAGATTGCAGATTATATGCAAGATGAAGAACTAACTATTGCTTTAACAATGATTGCTAAGTTAATTATTAAACCAGATATTCCACCTCATGTGGCAAGCTTAGAAATTGTAAGGCTGCAGGCAATAGCAGCAAAAATGTCATTCAAGGCAACTTGGCTAACAAATGTAGACAAAAGTGACAGAGCAAAGAAAAATATTTACTACACAGCAGCAGAAGCAATCAACAGTTTGGTCTCAGCGCTTAAATACATAATGCGCTAACTGATATAATAGATGAAACAAAGGAAAACTACTAATGACAAAAAGCTTATTAAAACAGATTATGTTAAAACCTACAACAGAAAATGATACGTTTCAGACAGAGAAGTTTGTTGAGACTATTCAAAATGGGTACCTGGCAGATCGTGGCACAAAGTTTCAAACTAAAAAATCATTTAGTCCATCTACAATCGCATACGGACATGGTGAGTGTCCAAGATATTGGTACCTAGCATTCGAGGGCGGCAACTTTGAAGACAATGCCACTCCGTATGATGTAGCAAATATGACTAATGGAATTATCTCGCATGATCGTATTCTTGGAAAAGCCTTTGCTGGTTCTGGGATATTAATTGATACAGAATTTGATTTACGTGAATCAGATCCCCCAATCTATGGCAAAGTAGATGGTCTTGTTAGATGGCAAGATGAAGATGTTGTTGTAGAAGTTAAGACAACAAATGAAATGGTATTTGAATATAGAAAGAAAACAAATAAGCCAAAGGCTGGACATGTTATTCAGTTGCTTATTTATATGAAAGTTCTTAGAAAAGCAAAAGGTGTTTTAGTTTATGAAAATAAAAACAATCATGAACTACTTGCTATACCAGTAGAAATTAATGAGCATTACATTAACTGGATAGATCAGGCTTTTGAATGGATGAGAGTTGTTCGTAAGGCATGGGAAGAAAAACAATTGCCAATGAAGAACTATAGAAATAATTCAAAGATTTGCAAGAACTGCCCACTCAAATCAGATTGTGATAAGACTGAAGCGGGAGTTATTAAAATTGCATCTCTGGAGGAATTGAGTGAAGCGGTGTAATAGGTTTGAATGTGAAATTCACTTTAAACCAAAAGTAAGTTATCAGATCTATTGTAGTGAAGGTTGCAGAGACCTTGCTACTAAAGATAAGATTGCAGAAAGATATCAAGTCACTAAAAGACAAAAAAGATTAGGCAAGATAAGAAGATGTTTGGGTGGTTGTGGAGTACAGCTATCAATCTATAATGATTTTGGATTTTGCTCTAACTGTAATATCAGTGAAAAGGCAGTACTAAAAATGTTAAAAGAAGTAAAGGGGTTTTTTGATTATGAACAAGAATAAGTGGGGTTTAGAAATGTATCCAGAACAAATTTGTGCAATTGATGCAAGCACAAATAGTCTAGCCTTTGCAATATTTAACACTCAACAAAAAACATTAGGATCTGTTGGAAAAATAAACTTTGAAGGTAAAAATACTTATGAAAAAGTTATGGACGCCTGTAAAAAAACAAAAAGTTTTTTTGATTTATATAATGATTTTGAGGCTATAGTTATTGAGCAAACAGTTCAAATGAATTCCCCAAAAGTTGCTGCAGATTTGGCGTTGGTTCAAGGAGCATTACTTGGCGCTGCTGGGATGTGTGGTGTTAAAAGAGTATCAAGCGTTCCCCCAATTACTTGGCAAATATTTTTAGGAAATCCCAGATTATCCAAAGAAGAAAAATTTCTATTAAGATCAAAAAATATAAATAAATCAGAAGCATGGCACAAATCTAATGAAAGAGAAATAAGAAAACAAAAGACTATTAGATTTGTTAATTTTAAATATGATAAAAATATTACAGATAACGATGTGGCTGATGCAATAGGTATAGGATTTTATGCAATTAATAATATGTCAAAGTTGTTTTAACATGATATACTTAATGGAGATAAGTAATGGCAAAACTATATACAAGTGAAACTTTTATGCGTAAAAGATATCTTATTGATAAAAAATTACCAGAAGACATTGCCAAAGAATGTGGAGTCAGTTTGGAAACTATCTATGTTTATCTTGCAAAATTTGGATTAAGGAAATCAAAGCGATGAATAAATTTCAAAAATTATTTATTACGGTAGGTGTTGCTAGCGCAGTAGGAATAACCTTTGCTTTGGCTGCACTAAAAAGTATTCCAGAGGCATTTGATTGGGAGAAAGACGATGAGTGAAAACCTACATATAACTGTTGATCAAGTCAATCATCCATCGCACTACACAACTGATGCTTCAGGGGTTGAATGTATAGAAATTACACGCCATCGTAATTTTAACGTAGGCAATGCTTTTAAATACTTGTGGAGAGCAGGAATTAAAGATGAATCTAAAACAATACAAGATCTAGAAAAAGCAATCTTTTATATTAAAGATGAAATTAATAGACTAGAAGGTAAATACAATGTCAAGTGAAATAGAATTAGTAAATCATCTTGATGAAGTAAATGATGTAGTTACTGAATACTTAAAGGGTAATGATCCAACCAAAATTGCTAAAGATTTGGGTATGCCAAGAGTTAGAGTAGTTGCTCACCTAGATGAGTGGAAGGCTAATGCATCTAACAATGCTGCAATCCGTGCTCGTGCAAAGGATGCTCTGGCTGGTGCTGATGCACACTATAGCAAACTTATAACAAGGTCTTACGAAGTTATAGATGAGGCATCAATTACAAATAATCTTGGTGCAAAAACTGCTGGTATTAAACTGGTTATGGATATTGAATCTAGGCGTATTGACATGCTACAAAAAGCTGGCTTGTTAGAAAATAAAGAACTTGCAGAAGAGATGGTAGCAATTGAGAAAAGACAAGAAGTTCTTGTTGGAATACTAAGAGATATTGCTTCATCACACCCAGAAGTTCGTGATTTAATTATGCAAAAGCTTTCTTCTATTGCAAAAGAGGGAGAGGTAATTACAGTTGTCAGCCATGTTCAATGATTTTATAGAAGTATTAAAAGAAAATAACTTTGATGAGATTCCAGTTGATGCTAAGACATTTGTAGAGTCCCCTGAGTTTCTTGGTCAACCACCACTATCTAAAATACAATATGATATTGTTGAAGCAATGAGCCAAATTTATAAAAAAGAAGATTTAGAAGAGTTGATGGGTGCCGTAGATGGCTCTCAATATTATAATAAATATACAAAAAATGAAATTATTTTACAACTTGGAAAAGGAAGCGGTAAAGATTTTGTTTCTACAGTAGCCTGTGCATATGTAGTATATAAATTACTATGCCTTAAAGACCCATCAAGATACTATGGAAAACCATCTGGAGATGCTATTGATATTATTAACGTTGCAGTTAATGCTCAACAAGCAAAGAATGTTTTCTTTAAAGGTTTTAAATCAAAGATTGAAAGATCTCCTTGGTTTGCTGGTAAATATAATTCAAAAGTAGATAGCATTGAGTTTGATAAGGCAATTACAGTTTTCTCTGGTCACTCAGAGCGTGAGTCACATGAGGGTTTAAACTTGATCATGGCAGTCCTTGATGAGATTTCTGGTTTTGCATCGGAAGTTGGAACAGGAAATGATCAAGGCAAGACTGCTGAAAATATCTACAAAGCATTTAGCGGTACAGTAGACTCTCGTTTCCCTGATCTTGGTAAGGTAGTTTTACTTTCATTTCCACGCTATCAAAATGATTTTATTTCAAAGCGGTATGATGATGTAATTGCTGATAAAGATATAATAGAACGTAGACATAGGTATATAATTAATCCAGACCTTCCTTCTGATGATCCAGATAATCAATTAGAAATTGTATGGGAAGAAGACCATATTACTGCATATAAAATACCAAAGGTCTACGCATTAAAAAGACCTACATGGGAAGTAAATCCTACTAGAAGTATTGAAGATTTTAAAATGTCTTTCTTTAAAGATATGGGGGATGCAATGATGCGTTTTCTTTGTACCCCAACATATTCATCAGATGCATTCTTTAAACAAAAAGATAAATTAGAAAGATGTATGACCTTAAGAAACCCTGTGGATAGTCATAGAAGATTTGATCCTGGCTTTGTTCCAGATCCAGAAAAAACTTATTATGTTCATGCTGACCTTGCACAAAAGCACGATAAGTGTGCCGTTGCGATTGCGCATGTGGATAAGTGGGTTAACATTCAGGTTATCAAAGACTATGAGCAAGTTGCACCTATCGTAATAGTAGATGCTGTTGCTTGGTGGGAACCAAAAGTTGAAGGCCCTGTTAATCTATCTGAAGTAAAGCTTTGGATACAAAACCTT